TATTAAACAGTGTTTCGGTATGCTCTGCGGAATTGTTTGAACCACCAATAAACACACAATTCCCGAAGCTCCCAATCTGGTCATTTGTAGCCTTTAACTGCGTATCAATGATTTCCATGTTCCCGTTAATATCGGATATCTGTACAGGGTCTGTTCCTGCCGGTTTCTTCAGGTTGTAATTCGGTGTATAGCTTGCCATATTACTGTTCCTCCTCTACGGGTTTTTCTTCGGGGATAACCGTATGCTTGTAGCACTCGCTCTTGATCAACTGCCCTTCCGGGTTAAGGATCGCCGCACTGTGAATTGGATGGACGGACGTGGCAGCGGAGGAAAGAATGCTGTGATAAGCCTTTTCCGCTTCATCCCTCGTCTCTTTTTTGAACGTGGAAACCTCATAGGTTCCGTCCTGTTTTACTTTCTGTTCGATTGCAACGTACATTAGTTTTCCTCCCTTTCTTCGAGTGCTTTCACTCTTGCTCTCAAATCCTGTATTTCTTTCAGCAACATCGGAATCAATTCAACATAATTGACTGCCTTTTCGCCCTCGTCTCCCGTACAGATTTCGGGCATTCTGTCAATAGTGTCCTCATAGATTAATCCATAGCGTTTCTTCTCATTCGGATCAGAGTCATAAACAAACGTGACAGGTTCCAGTGTGTCAAGCCGCTCACCCATGCTTTCCATCGGATGGATATTATGCTTGATATCCCGTGAAGACTGTTGGTTCATTGTGGAGTAATAAACAGTGCCTACATATATTGAACCCCAGTAATAAGCAGATGAACCAAGATCTCCTGCAAGGTTTGCCACAGGCTCAAGAATAATAATGTCATTGTAGCCATACTTTGTTCCATGGTTCCACAGCAGTCTGCCGTAGTTGCCGTTCTTGTCACCCGTTTCCATAGTGAATCCGGTAGAATTTTGACCCTGTGTTCTGATCTTGAAATAATCTCCTGCGTATCCAGGAGTGCTTGCATCAGTACGGCATTCAAGTCCGCTCTCGTCCAGTGTCCACCATCCGGTTTTGAAGGTTTTGGTATTGCTGTTCACCACAAAGTTATCCGACTCAACATCCAGCACACCACCGGATTTCAGTCGCAGATACTTTGCGCCACGGATTTCAATTCCTTCATCCTCAATGCTGATGCCGTTGCGGACAGTGTACTTCTTTGCCATCTTACTCATTTCGACAACATTTTCGACTTCACTGTCCGTAGGTTCCTTGATCATCGTGCCTGTACACTGGTAATTATCGTGGCAGGCTCCGTTCCATTGCAGTGTCCTTGCAAAAATCGGCATCCAGAACGTATCGTTCCCGACGGTAACGCCGATGATGTCCCCGGCTTCCACCATCCAGTTCCCGATGGCATCAAGGTTCATCGGAGTATACCCGTTCAGGCTCGTCAGCCGTTCATAGATATCCTTGGCATACAGCAGCATCTGGTTCGTTGTGCCGTCAAGCAGAGGGTTCCCGACAATGGAATAAATGCCATGCGTCTGCTCATAACCCTCCGGATACAGCGTGTTCTGCTTTGTTTCAGTGTTCTTGATCCATACGGCAAAATTGCTTCCGAAATTGTCCCATACAAAGCTTGACAGATCGTCCCATGTGTCACCGGAAAGATCGTTCCATACTTTCAGCGCAGCAATGACGCACGGTTCTCCTGCGTCAATGGCGAAATAGTCATCCCCGGTCAGCGTATAGTCGCCCGTATGGTCTTCAAACCAGCAGAACTGAATTTTCCCCTCGTTGTTTACCTTGCAATAGCATCCGTTCGCTTCGGCAATCCATGACAGGATATCACGATAGGTAATCCCTTCATGCGTAAAAGGACTGCTTGAGAAGGAAATATTCATAATATCATTGATTTCATCGCCGCTTGCATGGGCAATGCCCGTGGCACTGCAAACGGCAGCCAGAATACCGCCGTTGGTAATCGGGTATGTCAGACTCGCAATGAAATCATCTGCCATCACATTCAGCACTGATTCCATCCTGTCATATGCCACAAAATCAATGGTTTCACGCAGGAGCAGTCTTTCCGGTTTGTTCCCCGTGAAATAACCGACCGTAGTCCATTTTGTTGCGCCGTTGATCTCTACGCCAAACTCGACCTGAAACTCCTCTGTCCAGTTGAATCCGTCAAACACACTGCTGTTCAGGAAAGTGATTGCTATCTCATTGGACATGGCAGTGCCGACCGTCAAGTCCGTTTCACCGTTCATGATGGATGTTATCTGCACTCCACCGTCCATGGAAATATCATCGTCATCCAGTACCACGTTCTGCTTCGGGAAAGTGATTCGGATATGCGTCTGGCTTCCGTTGGACAGGGCAGTCAGATACTGCGAGATCGTCACGGTTGCGTTTGTAGGATATACAAGCTTCGCTATTTTGAATGTCTGCTGTCCTATGGTTGCGGTAACAAAGTTAGTTCCATTCAACGCTGATATGGCGGTAGCAGTAATGTCATATTCAACAGGCGTATCAACGGCATATACCAGTTTTGCACCCGAAAGTCCTGCCTTGAATGATGCAACATCCGTATACCGGCTGTCTGCGATGTACAGCATTCCCGTATAGTCAATGCAGTATGAGAAGTCCATCATGGCATCCGGTGCATAGGCAGGACTGGCGATGTAATGTGTGCATACTGCGTCTGCTACATCCGTTATATGGTCAGGCAATTTTACGTTTTGCAGGAATCCTGTTTTTTCAAACCGTGAATAGGTTGAATTGTATGTCCAGTCAGCGGATGCAATATCAAATGCAATTTTCGTGACGGTAAGCTTTCCGCTGATAAAATCAAACGTTCCCTCATATACGGTTCCTGCATCGTCATTCCATGATACGGAATACTGCGTAAGGGAGTTAGGATTCGCACCGACACCGACAATAGCACCTGTATATCCTGTGATTGAACGAACATTAGACGGAGATGGGTTTCCGCTTCCGCTTTGGGATACTTCCATTTCAAGGATAAGTTCTTTGATCGGGAGGTTTGCGGCATCCGTCACAATCATACTATAGCTATTCTGTTTTGTTGCATATACAATATCAGGTGCAAGCATTCTCTCTCACCACCTTAATACTCAATAAACGCATAGCGGACGGGATTGTAATGGATAATGTTATTCACCAGATCGATGCGGTTGATATCATAATCAATATCGGGTACATACACCGTCCCGGTCGCATAGGTGTCCGTGGCAGGATTGTAATACCGGATATCCAGTTTCCTCTGCTGTGAATCGGTGTACGCATTGGACAGTTTCGTCTGGATATCGTTCACATCGGCATTCGTCAGCGGTGTAGTGGTGAAATCAATCTTGCTGGCAGTGTGGGCGCATGTCACACGTTTCAGCAGTCCCGTTGACGCACGGTTTGCGCTGCTCTCCATCCGCTGATCAGGGGTTACCTTGTAGCTTTCGGCTTTGATGTACTTAAGGGGGAACTCCACATAGTTCGCCCCTGTTTTTAACTCAACAAGCTTTCCGTTAAATGCCATCTGTCATCAACCTCCCGTCACAGCACCGTACATGGACAGGCTCTGTTTAACCGTCCTGCCGAGCGCACTGCTTGCGGACAGCCTGACTGTCCCCTCTTTCGCAAGGATTCCACGAAGCAGATTGTTCTGCTCAATCAGCAGCGCATTCTGTTCCTCGTTCGCCTTGTAAACACCGGCTGCCATAGCGTCAACCATCTGTTCCTGGTTCGCAACGGCTGTATTGTTCCCGAACTTGCCGACCAGTTCTGCGTTGCCGTCTTCGTTTGCGATGAACAGTTGCCCACTCTGGGGGAAACCGCCGCCTGCGAACAGGCTGACTCCGAGCCAGCTTGCCAGTCCGCTGAACTTCTTGAGCAGTTCATTGTGGATCTTGGAGATAAAGTTCGTAATGCCGCCCGTAAGGACATGCACGTTTGCACGAATCTGTACCTCTGTTGAGCCAAGCTGTGCAATCGCCTGTCGTTTCAGTTCCTCAATAGCACCGGGTTTCCATTTCGCTGTAATGTCAGGAACCAGATCGATCTTTGATTTGGCATATTCCGTAAATTCTTGTGCGGTCTGGCTCGTCCTTGTCCTGTTATAAGTCAAATTGATAGTAACAGTATGCGGCTGTTTATCCACTTCGCCGGTAATAATACCGGTCAGTTTCTTGGCTTCCTTCCGTACTTCAGGGTCTGAATCATTCAAACCGTCCGCAATAAGTTTACCAACATTGATGCCTGCGCTCTTTGCAGCGGCAACAACTTCAGCACTGCCGAAAGACTGTTTCATGGAACTCAAGAACTGAAGTTTCTCTTTGTTTGAGAAATCATTCCACTTTGAGAATGAGAATATCTTTGACGCATCAAAGTTTAGTACATTCTTGAGTGCTTCAATCGTTTCAGGCGTAACGCCGATAGCGTCAATTATCTCTTTCTGTACTTCTTCGCTCAACAGTTCAAACCCGGTAATATGGACTAAACCCATCAAATCAATTTCTTCATTTGCAAAGCCTTGATTCAGCAGTTCCATATACAATCCTGCAACCAAAGTCCCGATATTATTCGGATCTCCTTTATGTTTTGAAAACTCTTGAATCATAGCGTTTTTTGTGCTGTTGGAAAGTTCAAACACATGGTTTCCTTGTATCCACTCAAGCACAAGGTCTCTTCCAGGAGCGTTCTGTTTTTTCAGTTCTTCCGCAACGGTCATTTCAAAACCTGCGGCAAGTTCGTCACCGATGGCAATCCATTTTGCTTTGAGTACAGGGTCATCTGTTAATTCTGCAAGTTCATAA